CTAAGATTCTGCTTTGCCATGGTTGGTAGATTTCTACAGTGTTATTTAGGTGCCATCGAAGGTTTGTGCCGTAGAGTCAAGAGTACTCTGCGTGCTATCGAATCTATTAGAAGTAGATCCGCTGCCACCACCAGATCCAGTAACAGTCAATACTGCTGCCTGTGAATCAAGAGGTGAGTTTTCTGCCTGGGTTGGGACTCCCAAAGGTCCAACGATACGACAACGGAATCTATATCCCGTCATGTATCCTAAGGTGCTGAGAGTGTAAGAGTTTGTGGTTGCGCCTGTGATAGCAGCAAATGCGAAACCACCATCTGTGGACCGATACCACTGATATGCAATAGGTCCGTTTTCTGGAGTAATCGCAGCCTGTACAGTAAACGTTGCCGTCTCGCCAGGATTTGTTGTTGCATTCTGAGGTTGTTGTGTAAACACCAGAGTTGCAGCAGGGGGTGGTGTGCCACCGTCTCCACCGCCACCGCCAGGAGTTGTTGGTGGTTGTAATGTAAAGTTTGTATTGATAGTCTCTCTAGTAGACTTTCCAATCATGTATGGAAACTCAGGAGCATCAATATCTTCTGGGTCTACAGATAAGAAATATGCATATGTGCCATTCTGAAATTCTGGTGTGATACAAAATCTACCGTTATGGTAGTCAAGGTCACCAGTTGCCTCTACATACTCCCAGTCTTCGACCAGTGCCCCTGCAGGAGGGTTTTGGATAGTATTACCATAGTCAGGTCTCCCAGCCGCTTCAACTGATTTCGTTGAATAGGAAGATGACATAATTCTAGGACCACTCAGATTATCCCAAGGCGAATCATAAGCATAAGGTCCGTAGATGGGGAATCCATCAAACGCAATACCAACGATCTTAGAATGACCGTCAGGATGTCTTAGGTTGTCACCATTATATTGTGTGCTTCCATAATAATCATTGTATCCCGCCATTGCTGATCCCTCACGCCAGCAATCCAGGAAGTGGGTATCGTGATAGTGATACTGTCCGTTTTGCTCAGGGTGTCCACCACAATCATCATCACCAAAATCTACAGGAGATTGTGGGTAGTGAGCATTCCAACTGAATCCTACTGGCGGGTTGCCACCATTACCCGCAGAAGGGTTAAACAAAGCAACGCCGTTAGCGGCAATGCCAATAGTGCCAAGCGGAGTTGCACTTCTCCCATTTCGTTGATCATAGTATTCGTATGTGCCTGTTGTAAGAGACTCTTGGTCTCTCATGATGAGATCAAGTCTATCAGATGTTGCTAACCAACATTCATCTTCAATAGATGTAAAGGTAGTGCCCTTATATAAGAATACTCTCTTAATACCATCACTAAAGGTAAACATTAGTCTATCGCCTACCTGGATCTCATCTCCAAACAACGCATTGTCATTCAAAGATATGCTGATAGATCTAATGAATCCATCTTGATTCCAAGTAGCAGAATCGAAAGTACGACTAATACCAAAGGATCCACCACGATAAGTGAAAGCATGATCAAAGTCCTGCTCTGCTACCGTGTTGGGGTTGTTTTCATTAGGAAACGTGCCAAAACTTACAGGAGCAGGGAGACCGTCCGCCGCTACTGTAAGAATGTCAGTGGCATCGTTAAAACTTGCCGTTGCTCCCATGGTTTTACTTTTATTTAGATGTCGTCGAAGATTTGATCTGGGGTGAAGTTACTAATCACAGTAGCACCAGTCTGGACCGTGAGGATAGCAGACAGTGAGTAGACAGGTGTAGCACCTGCAGCAGTGATTGCAACTCTGTATTCATCACCATCGTCTGCCTGAGCGGCATTGTTGGTATTGTAGGTTGCTTGGTTAGCGCCAATGATATTGCTCCAGGTCTGAGTGCCGTATTCCTTCTTCTGCCACTGGTAGTTGAGTTGCTGACCGTTGGTGACAGTAGCAGCAACCGTGAAGGATGCAGTCTGACCCTGGTTAACGGTAACGTTGACAGGATCTTGAGAGATTGCAATCGTGCCAGGATCGATAGTGACACCGCCTTCACCACCAGATTCGGCAGCGTTGTAGATATCACGACCACCGTTAACAGGCGTGCCCTCAGGATTAACAAAGTCGTCAGGGACAGTGTTATCGATCTGGACAATAGGTGCTGTGTATCCAACACCAGGGGTCTTCACGTCAATGCGTGTGATACCCATGAGTGCCTTGATACGACCGTCAAATCCAGAGGAGGAGATCACATCCACGTTGGGGCGTGTAGTGTAACCATCACCAGGATTGGTGAGAGTTGCAGTTGTCAACTGACCAGAGCGGATAGTTGCCAATGCAGCAGCGTTACGACCCTTGACAGATCCTGTGTATTCAAAGGTAATCAAGGAGTTGGAAGATTCGATCAGAGCAACGTCACGAGCGAATTCCTCACCGTCAATCTCAAGTTTGTCACCTGCTTCCACAGGAGGCACAACGGTAGCAG